TGGTACTACTGGTCAAAGACCAGCTCCCGAAGTTGGAATGCTAAGAAATAACACTGCTGGATCAGGTACTATAGAATATTATGGTAATGCTGGGTGGATTACTGTATCTCCAATTTTAGATGGATCCAGTGCTGCTCAAGCAGCACAGAGTGCTCAGATAATTAAGAATGTGACAGGAACTACAGCTAGTGGTTATTATTACATTTTGGTGGCTGGTATTGCTACTCAAGTTTATTGTGATATGAGTGGATCGAGTGCTTGGATGTTATTAATGAGAACATCTAATCAAACAGTTGGTGGTGGTGCACAATCTACTGCGATTTCATATTCTTCAGCTTACTGGACAAATGGTGCCACTGGTTTAAATGATACTGGGGATCCAACATCTCGTATAGATATTAAAAATGGAGCACTATGGAATGGATGGACAGTTACTCAGTTAAGAGTTACTGCAGCTAATAGTAATCAACCTGGATCTTTTTCGGCAAATCCACTAGTAACAACTGGATCTTTTGGAGCAACTGCAAATACTATTTTCAGTCAAGGTAACAATAGTTATGATGCTAATGTAGCAATTGGTCGTAGTACTTGGCTAAATTGGTTAAACTCTGTTACAGGTAAAGCAGTTTCAGATTTTGACACCCAACCAAACTGTAATCGTGATTCTATCAATGAAAATGGTTATGTTCGTTTGGGGATTTCTATGAATAACGAAGCTGACTGCAACACCAATGACTCTGCAGTTGGATTTGGTGTTCTTGGTTATGGTACTGGTGGCTTTTCATGGAATCCATCATCAGCAGCTAATGGTCATGGTTGGCTGTGGGCTAATTAATAAAAAAGGATTAAAAATGGAACGAATTAACTACGGATATGTTTTGGAAAAACGATTCCCAGATTCTAAATGGACTAGAACACCAGGAACAAAGGGACATCAATATGATGCTTATGTTTGGGATGAATCTAACACTATTGCAATGCCATCTAAAACTGTATTAGATAACTATTGGAAAATTGATAGAAGAGAAACTGATATTTGGATTAGATTTATTGCTCAGCGTAATCAAAAACTTAAAGAATCTGATGTTTATGTTTTATCAGATTTCCCACACGAAAATCAAGCAGCAAAACAAGCGTGGCTTGATTATAGAACTGCTCTTAGAAATCTTCCAGACACTATCGTTGAAGTGGTTTGTGATGAAAATAATGAGGTACAAGTTCCGTGGCCAGTGAAACCGATTTAATATTTGAAGAAGTTGAAGAACGAGTTATAAAAATAAAGTTAGATGGGGCAGAAGAAGTAGATATTCCCACTAGAAAGACTCGTTATAGTATATGTCAGTCTTGCGAAAAACTAGATAAAAGATGGGCTAAGTGTCAAATATGCAACTGTTGGATGCCAGTTAAAGCCAGACTTCCTGGAATGAAATGTCCGATTGGTAAATGGTAAAACCCTCTTCGGAGGGTTTTTGTTATTAGAAGTTGCAGTCTCTGGTATTATAAATAAGAAGTATACAAATTTTATCGGATTCCAGAATGGCAACTATTAGCAATCTTTATGTGGACGCTGGAGCGACATACAGTAATATTATCACTGTAACTGCTTCTAATGGTCAAGCACTTAATTTGACCAGTTACATTGTGGCTTCCCAGATGAGGAAGTCGTATTCTTCTAGTACAGTCTATGCATTTACAGCTAGCATTTATGACGCTGCAACTGGAAAAATTCGATTACAATTAACAAGTGGTCAATCCGAAGCCATTCCTGCGGGAAGATGGTTGTACGATGTCGAGATTACTTCTCCTTCTGGTACAAAAACCAGAGTGGTAGAAGGGATCGTTACAGTAAACCCTCAAATTACTCAAATATAATTATGGCAGATATTACAGCAGTCGTAACACCTGATGAGGCATTAACAGTTGCAGTGTCGGAAGGTACATATGTGCTCAACACTTCAACTAATTTGGCTAATCCAGCCGTAGTAGAATCAGTTTCTAATATCGCAGATGTCGATACAACTACTAAAATTAATGGATCAGTCCTAGTATATAAAACAACAACAAACAAGTGGACATCCACCACCACCCTCGATGCGCAAAACATGGAAGGTGGATTCTTTTAATGGAGAATATTAAATGGCATCAGTAATTAGAATCAAGCGATCAGGCACCACTGGCGCACCATCAGGTTTAGCTAGCGGTGAAATCGCCTATTCAGCTTTAGCTGGAACACAATCAAATGGTGGAGACAGATTATACATAGGTTTCGGCACTCCTGAAACTGCTGGCATTGCGCCAAACATGTATGTTATCGGTGGTAAGTATTTCACCGATATGCTGGGTCATGTTGCAGGTACGCTGACTGCGTCATCTGCGATTGTTGTTGATGCCAGCAGTAAAATCAATAACCTTAATATTGGTAATCTAACTCTTACTGGTAGTACTAATACTATTAGTTCCACAGATACTAATGGTAACATTCTTTTAACTCCAAATGGTACTGGTAAGTTAGTTCTTAACAATCCATACATTAATGGTACAACAGATACTCTTGCTGAGTATATCTACGATACAGTTGGTGGTGCAGTAACTGGTACTGCGGGTCAGATTCTTGTTACCAACTCTGATGGTGCCAATACTTCTACCCTTTCTTTAATAGATACAGCAGTAACTGCAGGTAGTTACGGATCTGCTACTTCTATTCCAACATTTACAGTTGACTCAAAAGGTCGTTTGACTGCTGCTGGCTCTGCAGCCATTACCACTACTCTTGCTATTGCTGGCGATACAGGTACTGACTCTGTTGCTCTTGCCACAGATACAGTAACATTCGTTGGCGGTATTGGTATTACTTCTACAGTAGCTGCAGTTGGTTTTGCAACTAGTGTAACATTTGATATTGATTCAACTGTTGCTACGCTAACTGGCACTCAGACTCTTACTAACAAGACATTAACTAGCCCAACAATTAATAGTGCAACTATTGGTTCAGCAGGTGCTACATTTAATGGTTCTACATCTGGTACTATTACTGTTCTTGCTACAGCGATTGCTGGGTCAAACTCTTTAACTCTACCAGCTGCAACAGATACGCTAGTTGGTAAAGCTACTACTGATACACTTACTAACAAGTCTATCAACTTAGCAAACAATACACTAACTACTACTTCTGCTCAGTTGGCAACTGCCATCTCTGATGAAACTGGTTCTGGTCTTGTAGTATTCAATAATACTCCAACTTTAATTACTCCAGTATTGGGTGTTGCCACTGCCACTAGTATTAACAAAGTAGCATTTACTGCTCCTGCGACTGGTTCTACTTTAACTATTGCTGATGGTAAAACTCTTACTGCAAGCAATACATTAACTTTTACTGGTACAGATACTTCTTCTGTAGCATTCGGTGCTGGTGGTACTGTTGCTTATGTAGCAAACAAACTAAGCGTATTTGCTGCAACTACTTCTGCTGAACTTGCTGGTGTTATCTCTGATGAGACTGGTACTGGTGTTCTAGTATTCTCTAACAGTCCGACTCTAGTAACTCCAACTCTTGGTGCTGCTTTAGCAACTAGCATTACTGCCACTAGTGGTAATATGGGTGTTGGTGCTGCAGCTGGTAACAATAGTGTTAATCTAGTTCCAACTGGTACTGGTACTGTTGATGCTGCTAACAAGCGTATAACTTCTGTTGCTGAACCTACTCAGTCTAGCGATGCAGCTACTAAGAATTATGTTGATGCTGTTAAAACTGGTCTTGATGTTAAAGACTCAGTTATTGTTGCTACAACTGCTAACCTAACTGCAACATATTCCAACGGAACTTCTGGTGTTGGTGCAACTCTTACTAACTCTGGCACTCAAGCTGCAATTACTATTGACAGTAGAGTTCTTACTGTTGGTGATCGTGTCCTTGTTAAGGATCAAACTACTGGTCTACAGAATGGTTTCTATAAAGTTACTACTGTTGGTACTGCTTCTACAAACTGGGTATTAACTCGTACAGTTGATGCTGATGAAGCCAGTGAAATTACTCCAGGCGCATTTACTTTCGTTGAAGAAGGTACTGTTGGTAATGATAATGGTTATGTTTGTACTAATACTGGTGCTATTACTATCGGTACTACTGCAATCAGCTTTGTTCAGTTTTCTGGTGCTGGTTCTGTTATTGCTGGTAATGGCTTAACCAAGTCTGGTAATACACTCGATGTAGTTGGTACTGCTGGTCGTATCTCTATATCTGCAGATGCAGTTGATATTGATTCTACTTATGTTGGTCAAGCAACTATTACTACTCTTGGTACTATCGTTACTGGTACTTGGCAAGGTAGCGTAATTGCTGGTCAATATGGTGGTACTGGTGTTGCAAATACTGGTAAGACTATTACTATCGGTGGTAACTTTACCCATACTGGTGCTCATACACTTGGTGTAACAACTACTGCTAATACTACAGTAACACTACCTGTTACTGGTACTCTTGCAACACTAGCTGGTACTGAAACATTTACTAACAAGACTCTAACTAGTCCAGTTATTGCGACAATTGTTAATACTGGTACGCTAACTCTACCAACTTCTACTGATACTTTAGTTGGTCGTGCCACTACTGATACTCTTACTAATAAAACAATCACTGGCGCAGTAATCACTACTGGTAGTATTAACAATACTCCAATCGGTGCTACTACTGCAAATACTGGTGCGTTCACAACTCTTGCAGCTTCTGGTACAGTAACCTTTACTGCTACTACTGATGCTTCTGCTCTTGGTACTGCTGGTGTTGTTACTTCTGGTGGTTTATCTGTTGCTAAATCAATGTTTGTCGGTATCAATATTACTGGTGCTGGTGCAGCAACTTCTACTCTTGATGGATTTAACATCGATGGCGGTACTTATTAAATTGAACTAAATACTTGGTGGGTGTAATTCCCACCCCAGTATATACTGGTTGTTTTAATTCTACATAGAATAGGTTATAATGTCTAACACAGTCATTCTTAAACGAAGTGCCGTTCAAAGCAAAACTCCAGTTGTAGGAGATCTTGCGCTTGGAGAGTTAGCACTCAATACATACGATGGTAACCTATTCTTCAAAAAAGACAGTGGAACTGCTTCCATTGTTACTGTTGCTACTCTAGCTGGCACACAAACCCTATCAAATAAAACTCTTTCTTCCGCTGTATTGACAGGTTCTCTAACAGCAGGTGGAAACACAGGATCAAATGGACAGTTTCTAAAATCAACTGGATCGGGTCTTGTATGGGCAACAGTTCCAGGTGGAACATTGGCATCTCTTACTGATGTTTCATTATCAAGTTCTACTTCTGGACAAGTCCTTACTTACAATGGAGCTAACTGGATCAATGCTGATTCAAATGCAACTATTGCTTCTGCTATTTTTGGTTCTACTCTATCAGATCTTGGATTTGTATATGATGTAGCTTCCATTACTGAAGATGAAGGATCAGTTACTGGATCGAATAACTATGTATACGATCTAGGTATCTTAAGTTTTACAGGTATTATCTCATTGAACAACCTTGATCAATCTGTTAAATCAGATTATCTTGGTTACTCTATTATTTTCGGATTCTAAAGGAAAAACATGGCTCGCCAACTAATTGAAAAATATATTTTTACTCCAGGAATTGCTGGCGCAGGTACGCTAAAGTTTCCAGGTAAGTGTGATTTAACTCAATTGTTAATTATCGCAAACAAAACTAATCAAACAAACTTGTATGCGATTGGCGATCTAACTCCTGCAGATAATACTACTTTTTATTCTGAACAGCAAGGTATTTCAACATTAACATTTTCTGCTGATACTTCATCGTATTTGTCAACAGATAAAATTTCGATCTATACTGATGCTCCTAAAAATATTGGTAATGTCGTTCGTCCTTATGCTTTTGGTGTTGACGCAATTGAGAGACAGCGTGTTGCTGCTCCACAAGCATTAATTGACGCTGACTTTGAATATGGTCTGCAGCCAACTAAATGGCAAAACTATTTTGACCAACGAAACATTCCAGGTATTTTTGAAAAACCAGGACTAGATTTATTCGTTACTGATGTAACAACTGATGGCAACTCTCCTTCTTTGATTACTGTTATTTGTTCTGCTGCTCATGGTTTAACAGTTGCCACCCCAGTTATTGTTTATGGCTTGGCAAATACTGCAGCATCTTCTCGTGCTGAAGGTGCGTTCGTTGTTAACACAGTTCCAACTTCAACTACACTAACATATTATGCAAAAGGTATTGTTGGTACTGCAAGTTTATCGTTATATAATGCATCAACTTATGCTCGTCGTGGTGGTTTTTATACTGGAGCATCATTAAATACTTCATCGTTTGTATCTGATGGTAACTCTCCTTCTAAAATTACTGTAACTTGTTCTTCTAATCATGGTCTTGTTCCAGGAACCCCCATTGTTGGCGTTGTTATTTCTAGCGGAACTAATCACTCTTTACTCACTGGTAATTTTTACGCAGAAACAGTTACATCCCCAACAGTGTTTACTTTTACTGCTCGTGTTGGTGGTGCAGTTGCTAACTCATCAATCAACATGTCGGTATATACTCGTTCTGACGCATTCGTTCTTCATCGTCCATTCGATGGTGGTGTTCAGTTAGGTAACTTTGTTCCAACTCATGGCGCTTCTGTTTCTCGTCAGACTAAAAAATATATGCGTTACCAATCTGGTAAAGGTTTATTGTGGTCTTCAGGTGTACTGTTTAACCCTGTTATTAACCTTGATCAAATTTCTGCTGCAGGAACTACATCTGGTTCGTTAATTACAGTTACCACTGAAATTGACCATGGTCTTCAAGTCAACTCCACTGTTCAAATCGCAGGTGTACTAACATCAGGTTATAATGGAACATATGGTGTTAATAGTATTATATCAGAAACAGTATTTACTGTAGTTGCTTCTTCAGCGTTAGGATCTTCTTCTGCTGTTATTACTTCTTTCCCTCGTGTTACTTGTACTGCTTGGGCTGGTTCAACTGTTCGTTGTGGTCCATTCGATGAACAAAACGGAGTGTTCTGGGAATTTGATGGAAAAGAATTAGCATGCGTGAAACGATCAGCAACATATCAATTGTCTGCATATATTTCCGTAACTCCAGGATCGCAAACTGTAACTGGTAATGGTTCTTGTCGTTTTACTCAACAATTAAAAATTGGTGATAATATTGTTATTCGTGGTATGACATATAAAGTTGGCACAATTACTGATGATAATACTTTGTCTATCAATCCTGAGTATCGTGGTGTTAGCGCATCATCTTCAATTAAATACGCTTTAGTATCGGATCAACGAGTTCCCCAATCTCAATTTAATATTGATAAAATGGACGGAACTGGATTCTCTGGTTTTAATGTAAACTTAAACAAAATGCAAATGATGGCAATTTCGTTCTCATGGTATGGTGCTGGTTTTATTGATTTTATGATGCGTGGCGCAGATGGCAACTTTGTTCTTGCCCACCGTATGAAACAAAATAACTTAAACGATGAAGCATATATGAGAACTGGTAACCAATCAGTTCGTTATCAAGTTAAAAACGAATCAGCAGTATCAACTCTTTCAGCTGCAATTAATAGTTCAGTAACAACTATACCTTTGGTTGATGCTTCTAGATTCCCAACAATCGGTGGAACAGTTAATATTGAAGGAGAACTAATTAACTTTTCAGGTATTTCTGGAAATAGTTTAACTGGTTGTACTCGTGGCGCATCTTTAACGCAATATGTTGGAGGTAAATCACAAACATTTACTGGAACCACTGCTGCATCTCATGCTGTTGGTAATGGTCAAACTGCCGTGTGGTTGACTTCTGTTACTGCTTCACCAACAATCTGTCACTGGGGTTCTTCTTACATTATTGATGGTGGATTCGATAACGATCGTGGTTACTACTTTAACTATACCGCAACAGGTATAGCATTAACAGGCAATCAATCTAAAACTGCGTTCTTCCTGCGTTTGGCTCCATCAGTATCTAACTCAATTTCAGGAACTCTTGGCGATCGAGATTTAGTTAATAGATCTTTACTACTACTACAAAAATTACAAGTTCAATCTGATAAATCTGTACAGATAACTGGAATTTTAAATCCAGGAAA